CCTGCCATGGTGAGTGCGGAAGCAACATCTGCGGAGCAGAGGATCATGTTGCCCTTTCCTCTACGAGTGCGTTGGGCGATTGCGTTCGCTTCGCGCTCGATTTGGAAAAGCAGTCCCTTGAACTTCTCAACAGACCAACGACCGTTGCTGTCAACATCGAGGTCGAAGATACCACCAGTTGCTGTGTTGGCTTGTGCGCCTGCTTCAGCAGCCTTGTAGATGGTACGGATGACTTCGCGGTTGATCTCAGCAAGAATCTCGGTGGAGAGAATGTTTGCCAGTTCCGCTTCAGCGTTCAGACCATGGATTGCCTTGAGGTCTTGAGCCAGTTCCAGAGAATACTCTGCCTTCAGTGCTCTTGACTTGGCGGTTACGGTGACTTTCTCGATTGAGAATGCCATCTGGTTGAACTGGTCGCCAGATCCGTCTCCCAGATCTTCAGCGTCTCCAGTGTGCATACCTTGACCAGTTGCATATGCATCTTGTGCAATGGAACCGTTCAGCAGACCAGGATTAGATCCTTGGTTAGCACCAGGTGAGGTTGTACCGAAACCAACGGAAGCACCACCAGAGTTAGCAGTGTATCCACCTTGGGTCAGATCGTTACCATCGTTCTGACCAGAGAATGCGGTATCGACTTCATCGAAGAAGGTCTCAGTTCCGCTCTGGTTGTTGTAGCGGGAACGCATTGCGAAGATCAGTCCAGTAGGACCGTTCATTGGTTGTACGCCAGCCAGGTCATATGCGACCAGGTTAGGCATCGAGCGACGGATGAGGGAGATCAGTACGGGGTCGAAACCTGCGGTAGGACCACCAGCAAGACCTGCGGCGCCACCGAAACCACCAGATGCACCAGCAGCGTTAGCAGCGTTGGTTGGGGCTTCGGAGAGGAAAGATTGCTCTTCTCTCAGGAATTTTTCTTGGTTCTCCAGGAGAACTGCGGTTACCATTCTACGGTGGGAATCTTTGATGGCTTCAGCGCCATCATAGTCCAGTAATGGTGCCCACTTCTCCTGCAGATGCTCAGCATTGAACATTTGCATTTGAATTTACCTCTTTAAAAAAGTGTTTAGGTTTGGGTGATAATATAGAAACTTACTTTTTAGTGACTCTTCTCAGAGCAGTAAGATATCCTTCCATTGATCCAGAAACTTCCTGGTTCACGGAATTTTCTTCTGCAATGAATTCAGAAGAATCTCTTTGAGCACTAGCAGTGGTTCTGGAAGGGAAATATGCCTCTCTCAGAGTTACCAGTTTCTCACGGTAGTCTGTTTCACTTTCAAACTCAACACTTTCGGAAAGAGAGGCAAGCTTTTCTTTCTGAGTGACTGCAAGTCCTTCAGAAATTTCACCTAAGATTCCATCGGTAACGGATTCTGCCAGTCTCTTATTCAGAGCAACATTTCTGTCGATCTGCTCATTGAGTTTTTCTTCCATTTCATCAAGTTTATTTACCATGCTCTCAAGTACATCATATCTCTCTTCAGGGATTGTTACATAATGTTCTTCAAAAAGTTGCTTCATACCGCTGAGGAATGACTCGGACATTTCTGCCTTGAGTCCTTCTTCAACAGACAGAGTGTTTTCTTCCAACCACTCTGATGAAACATACTCAAGATAAGAATCCACTCTTTCGGTGAGTTCAGTCTTGAATTCTGTTACTTGTTCCTCGATAGCAGAAACATAATTTGCTTCCATTTCTTCCTTGATCTCGCCAACCTTTGCGTTGATTGCGGTTTCAAAGATTACTCTTGCTTTTTCTTGGAACTCTTCGGACAGGTCTTCGCCTTGAAGAAGTGCCTTAACATCTTCGTCGATATCAATTTCAACGACTTCTTCTTCTTCGGTCTCTTCGGTAACTTCCTCAGACTCGCTGAGTTCGTCTTCTACCTTAGAGCGGAGTTCTTCCTCTTCGGTAACTTCCTCCTCTGCAACGATTTCTTGCTCGTCAGAAACTTCAGTCTCTTCTTCTTCCTTCATACCAGCAGGCATTGGATCCGCAGGTTTTGCACCTTTGGTTACAACATCCTTAACTTGCTTGAGGGTAGCGCCAGGAGTCTTAAGTTTTGCTGAATCGTCGTCAGACTTGTAGTTTTCTGGAGTAGGGCCGCCAAGATCTTCTACAGGAATTTGACCTGGGGTTGCAACAGGAGTTGCACTGGTCTCAGGTGCCATTGGTGCAGAAGCATTAGCATTAACGGCTGTCTTGGATTGAGCAGTGCCTACTTCCATTTCTTGTAAATTTTTACCACGGGACATTTGAACTCTCCGAATTAACCTATTTGTAGTTTATTAAACTATATTTATTTATAAATTAAAGATTTGACAGAAAATCACTCCATAACTGGAGTTTATGCTCTTCAAGCACCTTCTGATCAACTAAAGTATTTATTCTTTTTTTAGTTTCTGATGCAAACTTTTCACGAAGGATCCCACCTTCC